GGATATTCTGACTCATCGGCAAAGTGTCCGCGCTGCTCTTTTAAAACAAGATCGCGAGTCATTTGCCATTCAGTCGGGATCTTTCTTTCGACGTAAACAATGTAGCGGTCGTTTTCGTTGTCTTTGTAGTATTTGCAGACTTGATCTTTAAAGAGGTGGTGAACTCTCGGGACGTCATCAGTTCTAACAATGCAAGTCTCTTCGCATCTGCTCCATTCAAGGCGGTTAATGACCTCAAGGTTAGCATCGGCAATCACACCCTTTAGGCGCTCGCGCTTTAAAATCATTTCCATGAGTTTTTGTTCGTCGACGGTGATCTTTTTGCCCTTGAATAACTCAACTAGCCTGCTTCTTAAGGCAACCAGCTTTCTTGGCTCCATTTCATTTTTCTGAAATTCTTTAGCAAGCGCTGAAAGGTTCGGGATATTCCCCTCGTCTTTTTCTTTTGCTTTAGTCTTTGCTTCGGCCATCTTATTTTTCTCCCTGTAGTTTTAAAAACTCTTCCACGGTCATATTTGTGTTTGTTTGCTCAATTTCCTGCTTATCGCGCCAGTTCTTTTGGTCTCTGTTTTTAAGCCAGAAGATGCAGGCGGTAGTATCGGGCGGATAGTTTTTCACAATCTCTTCAGAAACAATCATTCCCTCGTGACAAAAGAGCTTTGTTTCTTTGCAGGAGTAGCCCGTTGCCCGCTGATAAAGCGACTTCACGACATTTTCATCTGCTTCATCTTTCCAGGATTGAATTTTTTCTTTTAGTTCGGGATTTTTCTCGCGCCAGTAATCAAGCGTTCGCGGTGAAATATTCAAAACCTTGGCGATCTCAGCGTTGGTGGCCCCCCTTTTGGTCATCCATTCAACTGCATCCATATTTACATCTTCAAGTTTCACTCTTGAGCCTTCTTTTGATCCTGGTCTTTTCTTTGCCATTACTCCTCCATAAGCCCGTACAAAATCCAAATGACTTTAACTTTTACAATTGGAGTCCCGTCATACTCCGGGGCAGATTCTTCAAACCTATTTCTCCAAAGAGAATTAAAGTACTGAGCAAGCGCCAGGTATTCTTCGTGGCAAATGGCACGCATCCCGTTTTCGCGCTCGCAATAAGTGCTAGGATTGATGCCGTTATCTCTGGCGACTCGATACATAGACAGCCCAAGCATCTCTCGGCACCACTTGATTCGCTTGCCAACCGGGTTAATCCCCTTTATTTCGCGCTCATCGTTTGCCTTTGAATTTTTACTCATGTAAATACCCTATTCGGAAACCTGAGCTATCTCTACTTCGTTTCGGGTAGGCGAAAATGAAACCCTTCTGCACAACTTGCATCGACGAGAACCATCAGGCTTTAGGGTGTAGCTCCCTTCTGTGTACTCGTGCCCCCACTTGCACGCCGAACGCCTTCTCCCTTTCAGGTTTTTCGCTCTTCGAATGCGCATGCACTCACGACACCGCCGATGCCCTTCGTGCACATACGTATTTTGGTCATCAAAAAGATGTCCGCGAACACAATGCGTTTTTACTTTATTGAGCATTAAGTGTGAGTCAGTGTTCTGGGTAACATTCTCAATATTGGTAACGGCCCTTAGGTGGTCTGGGTTTACACAAGCCTTGTTTTTGCAAAGATGATCTATTACGAGTCCTTCTTTGATTCCGCCTTTAAATATTTCACAGGAGACTCTGTGGGCAGGATATTGCTTGCCGCTACCTCTCTTGCCCTTGTAAAATCTCCCATAACCCTTATGTTTATTTCCTGTCCAATTCCAGCAGTCGGTTTCTAAATCGACCCTTATGAATTTTAAAAACCTTTCATGATCTTCGAAGAATGGAATGGGGTTGATCTTAAACATTGCCTTCCCCAAATAAGATATTCACGTCAACACTCTTTCCCAGGTCTACACACGCACTCGCTCTTATCGATGCCCTAGGAACGATTTGATTAAGGGTTTCAGCGTCAATGAAGCAAATTTTGTCAACTTGTCGAAAATGAACCACAAAGCCCGCGACGAACCCATTACGTTGAATCTTCAATAATGATGACAATTGATCTCTGTTGATAGCGCTGTAGGGGTAGGATTCGCCGGCCGTGGTCTTGGCGTCGAAATAAATTGCCTTTCCGCCCGTCTTCGTGGCGAAGTAGTCGAAAGGTTGCTTCATTCGAATAAATTTATTCTCGCCTATTTGCTTGTAGCCATTTTCAATTCGCTCCACATTCCACCCCTTAACGGAGAGGCATTTGTAAGCGTATTTCTCGAAGCTCGCGCCGATTTTAGCAGTAGAAATATTTGTCATGAAAGAAGAATTTCACGAGCGTAGTTGATTTGAAACAATGTTTCGGGAAGGCGAAAACGGGGCGGCGGCTTACCCCAACGTTGTTTTATTGACCGCCGATTACTTGCCTTGCTTTTTCAAGTAGTCTTCTTGATCTTTCCTCATGTTCTCTGATTGGCATTGATCTTTGACTTTCAAGAGCAATGTGTTCCTTTAGTAGCTCTTTCAGCTCTTGGTTTTCTTGTCTCATGGATTCAACTTGCTTCCTTAGGTTCTCACAATCATGACAATGAATTTCGGGATAACCGCTAAAGCCGTTTGTTTTAATTGTTATATTGCTCATACTCCACACTTCCTTTTTGCTTGAGTTTCTCGATACAGCGCACACCCAATCTTCCTGCCAATGCTCGCACTAACAACGTCACAGGTTCCGCATGGTCTCCCTGACCATTGATGTGGATCGACCTGAAATAGCTCCCAGGCAATTTCTTGGCGCTTAAGTTCTTCTTTTAGCTGGGCGAGTTCTTGTCTTAGTTGTTCATTCTCATTTAAAAGATTGGTATGTGATTCATTAAGTGATTCACATTCATCAATATATGCAGGACTAGGAATGTCGCGCTTTAGTTGCCTATCTATTTCTTTATATTTTATTTCGCTCATAAACACCTCCACACAAAGGACGCAAAACCAATCAACATGGCACCAATGCCAACACCAACAAGAAAGATTCCCCAATCTCTTTCGCCCATAATTACTCCAGTGCTGATTTTATTTCTTTAATATCATCGAGCATATATTTGTAAACTTCGCGCCCAGACACCTCAAACATTCTGCTTAGTGTATCCTTTACCTTATCCAACGCCTCTAGCGCTTTCTCGTTTTTAAGACGTTGTTCTTCTGTGCGCTTTTCAAGTTCATCCTCAAGTTCTTTAACTCTGTTTGAATATTTCCTTCTAAGTTCTCTGTCTGCTTTGCACTTCCTACAATCCCTTGCTCCATACTTGTTTATGTATGAGTTTTTTTCATCCAAACTGTGTCCATTCTTGCACTCTTTTCTTGCTCTCAGGTCTGCTTTTTGAGAGTTCTCAAGAGCATTAACCTTGTGAGTGACCAATCTCAAATGGGTAGGATTAACACACATTTTATTTCTACATATATGGTCTACAACCATGTGAATATTGGGCTGCTCATTGTGGAGCTTGTATGAGATTCTGTGTGCCAAGTAATTCTTGCCTTGTATTGTAAATGTTCCATATCCCTTGCCGGAAGTTGCTCCAACCCAATTCCAACATGACTCAGATTTGCTCACTCGAATCCAAAACTTCCCTTCGTCAAACTCTGGAATAGTTCTAGCTTTGAATCTTTTAACTTCCCGCCACTTCGCTTCGTTTGTGTCGCTATTCATTTTTTCATCTCGGCAGGATTTTGTTCTTATAAAGATATAATCAGAACCATCTTCCTCATCGCCATTATCAACTTCCTCATTTGTCAGGGCGCAGTGATAGGTTCCTTTGATCTTTCTCAAGTGTTCACAAAACGGCTTTGTTGAGCATCTTTCAGGCTTGGCTTGATTAAATAGCATTTTCCCCACCTTCCTTTTCTTCTGGAAACATATAGCGAAACACATCTGACCATGACCACATTCTTCTAAGCATGGACATATTTCTCCACTTTAGATTTAATCGCTCACGTTCAGCTTTAACCCCGGCATCGAAGCCGCCAAAGAATCCCTTTTTATATCCCTTTTTTGATCCAGGCATAGAGTAATCATATTTTGCCCTTAGCTCTTCCCACGCCTTTTCTTTTTCATCTTTCATGTCTTTCATTCTTCTTCTCCGAAACCCCAATTAAGAACCCACTTAACCTCTTCTTCTTGATATTCCGCTCTATCCGCAAAAAGGTCGGCGTAAAAATTTTTGGCATAATTCACAAAGACATTGTGTGACTCTGCAAGAGTGGCGGTTGAGTTCCACATTGAATGATTCGCCTTTAAAATAAACATCGCGTACAGGATTTCTTGGTCTGTGTAGCTCATGCAATCCTCACAAGGTAAAATGCACAAGCGGTAAATACCCAAACTAAAACACGAGCGATTATTTGCCCCGCCTTTGTTTTCTCTCTATCTGTGCCGCATGCCGAAACACACACTAAAACTTGCATCACGCATGCTATAAACCAAATCATCACTCCACCCCGCCGAAGAGTTTTTGTTTCAATTCCACTCCGAGCGCTTTGCAGTAACCTCGCAAGAGAAGTGATTCGTTATAGATCTCATCAAACTCCGACTCCGATATGGTCACCTTCTTTTCAGGGATTTCATAAGTAATGGTGATTTTGTGTTGATATGTGAGAGTTTGCTCATTAACCACCCTCCCTAAATCAAGTCCTTTCCCGATCTTGTCTAATGTGAAGCTGTCAACCCAAAACGTCTTCTCTATCTTTTTCATTTTAAAATCCTCTCGCATTCTTTAATCTGTTCGGTTGTTGCATTATATGGCACACAATTCTCGTAATTCATCACAGTGCAAGCCTTCAAACACAGCACAAACGCCATAATCAATCCAATAAAAATTAAATGTATTTCTTTCATCTCATCCCCCGTTTTAAGGTGCGCAAATAACGCACTAATACCTATTTCCTCTGTGCTTAAAGCTTCCATAGTCGCCAAAGTACCGACCGCCATACTTCTCGATTTTATTTTCAATCTCAACCACGCAGTCGTCTTTCGTTTCAAAAACAATCCCGAAATCTTGATGTGTTTTCTTTAGCGGGTTATCCTCTTCAAATTTAGCGTGCCACCATGTTCGTTCCATATTTCCAGTGCAAGAGCTTACGATTGAGTAGTAGGTTTTCACTTGCGTGCCCCTTGCTCCCAAATTCGATAAAGAATATCCCCAAGTTCCCAGGCGCCTTTAATGCTTTCCCAAAAAAAGCGAGACAGCCACACGGGAGAAAGTAAGATAATATACAAATACGCGCCACCTTTACTCATCATCTCGCTCCATACAGAAATACATCAATTGCAATCGTCACTGTCACAACCCCCCACGCTATCCAAAGCATCGTCGTTATCGCTTGCCTGTACGTTAGAATCTTTCTCTCTCTCGTTAATGCATGAATCACAAAGCGCGAAATCTCTTTCATATTCTTCTTCCTCTGTCGTTATCGTTTCAAAGCAGTAATTAAGCTCGGTATTGATCCCGCAATCAGCGCAGATAATCCGGCATCCGATTGTTAAGCTCATCCCCTTCTCCGATAAACAGAGCGCTCGCCTACGCTCCTGTTAATTTTTTATCGTTTGTTTATTTGCCTTTCGACTTCCATTTGACCGGGGCGATAAATCGTTAGGCGGTTTCCTTGTCTGCAAATTCAAATAGCGGTAAAGCTTCTGGGATATCTTGACTTTGATTTCTGATTGAGTTTTCAACCTCAACAAAGCGCCATTCGCGCTCGGTTCCTTCATGCAGATAATTACAATCGACGTAATCAAGCCCGTGGGCCTCGCGAAAGTACCTTGCCAGGAGCGGAACTCGGTATGGGTATTTCGTCGCCTCTCCGCCAGACATTCCGCAAATGCTCGACGAAGGAATTCTCATTCCCTGTGCCGCCGTCCACTCCTCGATATCTTCGTAACGAGCGCCTACCATTACTCTCAAGCGATCAATGACCATGCTTAGAATAAAGTCTTCCGGTCGCTTCGGTTCCGCTTTAGTTGGCTTCCTTCGGGATTTCTCTAGTTTTCTTTGTGCCGTTACTCTCATTGGCGACTCCGATTTAAAAAATGTCTTGTGTTTCTAAACGCTATAAATTTTTTATGGGCCTGTCTTTTTCAATTCGGGAACGCGAAATTAGAAATCAATTAGCTCATAATTCGCCTTTTTCATTTCCCCAATTTGCACCGGCCTTGTACTCAACTCGAACGCCAGCGATAAATCCTCCCGAAGTTCGCGCTTACTACGGTTTAAGTACGCCTTCGCCAGTTCTCGAAGCTGGGCGCGTGTTGCCGGGATCTCAGACAGGTCAATCCTGGATAAGCTCTCCCACCCGCCCATTCTCTGAACGATTGGATATTTCTCGCCTAAGACTTGTTGGGCATGCGCCTCGTTGCTGCATCGATAAAGACTTTCCACAATCTCGTTGGCAACCATCACGGCAAGCTCGTCAACAGGGGCGTCTAATCCCTTCAATGGCTCGATTATGTCCACAAGTTGAGGAAAGAACCGCGCCGAGGTTGAAAAGCTCTTAATTTGGCGGATTACGGCGCTTAAATCGAACCCTTTCAGCGTCTCGGCGTAGAACTCTAATCGCTTTTGATCTTGCGGCTGATTAAGAACTACAGAAAGCAAAGCAAGGGCGTCGTAAATTTCAGCTTGTTTGTTTTTCATGCAACCCCCTTTCGAAAAGGATTGTTTGCTATTTGGTTCTCCGCTATTTCGGAAACAGTTGGCCTTCTGCTGATGTGCTGGGCCGAAGGAATGGATTTGCGATATGTTTCCCATCCGCGACCGAGCCAGGTAGAAAAGAATTGTCCGAAGTTTTTCTTAGGGGCCTTGGCAGAATTATTAATAATCCAAGTGCATGCTTTGAATAACTCGGTTTTTACAAAGACCTCATCAGCGTAGGTTTTAAGCCATGCGCTTTGAGTTTCAATTTTTACTTTTTTCAAAAAGGGATTTAAAAACTCGTCGTTTAATTTTTCATGAATTTCAGCAGAAGATTCCTCGGAAGATTTTCGTTCCGAGGTTTTATATTCTTTATCTTTATCTTCTTCTTTATCTTCTTCTTTATTCTTATTCTTAGAGTCGCATGATCCGCTTTTTTCCGCGTTCTCTCGCCGTTTCTTCGCCGCATACCTGTAATCTTTATCCTGTAAATCCAATAACAAAGGGCACTCGATGATTAACTGAAAGTCATCAATGTTAGCCTTGATGTCTGCCAGTCCCTTGAATCTGTCCATGCACTGGACTATCAGATGGGGCTTACTTCGCAGCTTGTTAGCTATCTCGTGCACTGTTACTGTTACCAGTTCTGACTCCCCATCAAACTTCTCACAGAGCAATTCCAGGAGTAGAAACCATTGAGCGTATCCGACCAGGCCATGCTCTTTGACGATCTTTTGGACCGACAACGAGGACGAGGCGTTATGGTAATGTTTAAAGTATTGCATCTCTCATCTTCCTTTTTGAACGTAGTAATTCCCTAGCTTCGTTTGAAGCCTTGTTAGTTGTGTAGTTGTTTTCGTGTTGGCGAATTAGATTAAGTTGTGTTGCTCATGATTTCCCCTCCTTGATTGCGCTGTGTGCTTTAAAAATTTATTCCCTTAGTCGATTGGCTTTAAATAAGTATCCGACCTGTAATGGTGTGTTTTTAGTTCAAAATCGCCAAATATCTCCCATGACGGAACTGACCTGGGAGTTTCGCTACGCCAGATATTGAAGTCCGGTCGGGTTTGCTGAAAATCCCTAGGACCACCCGTAAGATTGTTAATTTTAATTTCGGGATGATTTATGTAGTCATTGTCGTCAAGGCAAAGTTCCTTGTGGCGGTTGTAAGTTTTTCTCATTCGATAAATACAGTGAGGCCATCCCTCGCGCAGAAGGTTTAAAAAATACTCCTGGATGATTCCCTCGGATGCATCGTTCAAAATAAACCATTCGCCATTTGACTTGTGCCTCCAAAGAAGTTTGTGAAGGTCACTTTCTTTTTTCCGCGCCCCGACCTGTGATATCTGGCAGCATATAAGTGGCTCTATTTTGAACGGGCAACCTGTCTGTAAATCTGAAACCCTCGTCTTAATATTTTTAGCAATCCCAACTTTTACATAAAGTCGGTTTCTAATATTTGGATGAACCAAAAGAATGTAGAGCATCGTTGTATTTTTTTGCGTTAGCATTCGAATCACCCCTTCACGTTTCTTACATCATCCGAAAACCGGTCAAAAACCGGTCACTCGCCGGCTCCTCTCTGAATTTTTAGCAATCTCAGAGAATCTCGATCGATTGAACTTACGCTCGGAAATTGAGTGTTTTTAGTGATTTAATTGAATTAACAGAGTGTTGCGGAATGGATTAAAAACCATGCTCCGATTGTTGCTATTATCGGGTAGAACA